CGGCACCGCCGCCTGCTCGATCCAGTCGGCCATCTCGGCCCACATCTCGGCCCGGCGGTTGACGTACTTGACCTTGTCCCGGCAGCTGCCGCCGAAATCGACCTCGGTCACCCGAAAGCGCCTGGAGCGCAGGATGTCCGCCACCGGCCCGCCGACCCCGCCGCCGTCGATCATCACCGCATCGGGCTTGAAGCGCTCGATCGCCTCGGCGATGCGGTCGGCGAGCTCGGTCGCCGGCAGGCCGCGGTAGCGCTGCCAGGGGATGCCGCGCGCGTCGCGGCCCTGGCGGAAGGCCAGGACACTCTTGTTCGAGCCGAAGCGGGCGACATCGACACCCAGGATCAAGGGCGCCCCGTCGTCGTGCTCGACCAGCCGCTCCCGGGCCGCCTGGACGACGTCGCCGCCGATCAGCTGCCGGGCCGAGGCGCGGGGGAACTGCCCCCTGACCCGCACCCGCACATAGTCGCTGTCCTCGCCGTAGTCCTCGACCCAGCGCTGCGTCTCGGCCTTGTCGGCGAAGCGGCAGGTGCGGCTGTCGATCTGCCGCTTCTGCCAGCGGTGCCGCTCGCGGCCGAGGAAGCACGCATGGAAGCGGCCGGTGTTGCGGGTCGGGTTGCCCAGCACCACCCACATCGCCCCAGGCGTGGTCATCGCCCCGCTGGCCACCTCCCAGATGATGTCGGGGATGGCCGAGGCCTCGTCGAAGAGCACGATGACGTCACGCGCATGCAGCCCGGCGAAGGCCTCCGACCGGCTCTCCGACCAGGGCACCGCGTCGATCCCCCAGGTCTTGGGTGCCATCCGGCACTCGTAGCGCGTCGCCGTCCAGCGGAACCAGGCGCGCAAGGGCGGGATCAGCCGGTTGTGCCAGACCTGCAGCTCGCGCCAGGTCTTGCCGGTCAACTGCGACTTGGTGTTCGCCGTCACCACGCCGGCCAGGTTCGGCCGGGTCGCCATCAGCCAGATCAGCAGCATCGCCGAGAAGGCACCCTTGCCGATGCCGTGCCCGGCGGCCACCGCCTGGCGAACCGGCACGCCCTCGGCCACCATCGCGCCGATCTCGGCGAAGGTCTCGGCCTGCCAGACGTCCGGCCCGTCGATTTCAACCAGCTCGCCGGCGCCCCAGGTGAACGAATAGCGAACGAAGCCCAGAGGATCGGCGAAGAAGCGCGCCAGGTCCTCCGCCAGGAGAAGGTCGGGGGCCAGCTGCGGCTCCGGCGCCTCGCTCATCGGCCCTTGGCCCGCTGCCTGGCCGCCTCGAGCACGGCGATGATCGAGGCCGCATCGGCCGCCCGGTCCTCCTCGCGATCACGGAAGAGCCCGTGATGCCGGCCGAGCTGCACCAGCGCCGGCAGCTTGGCGTGCGCCTTGGCACTCACCTCGCCGTCCGCGAAGCTCACCGAGGCCAGCGCCGCCGCCGTGTCGTCGTCGAGCTCGAGCAGCGCCTGCGTCCCGGCACCCAGCCCCGCCAGCTTCCTGGGATCGAAGAAGGCGATGCGCTCGAGCTCCCGCAGCACCCGCTCCCGCGCCTCGAGCGCCGCCTCGGTCGCCGGCCGCTGCGCTGCAGCGATCGCCGCCTTGACCTTAGCGTCCTTAAGCAGACGGGACGCCGTGACGTGCGCCGAGCCGGCGGCGAAGCCGGCCTCGATCGCCGCCGCCGTGCCGTTCGAGGACACGAGATAGGCCCGCACGAAGGCCGCCCGCTTGGGCGGCAGCAAAGCCAGCGCCGCCTCGAGATCGTCGGAACCCGTGTCGTCCGCCATGCCGTCCAGGGATCAGCCAGAGATACGGCCGATGCTAAGGCTTAGTGCCGGGCGCCGCGCAAGGATCAGGCGGGCATCGCCCCGGCCGCGATCGCCCGCACCTGCCCCAGAAGAATGGCCGCGTCGCGGCGCACCTCATCCAGCAGCAGATGCTCGCCCCCGCCCGAGAGCAGCGCCGCCCGCCGCAGCTCGTCGGCGATGATCCGCACGACCTCCTCCGCCGCCACCCGCTCGGCCACGTCCAGCCGGTCGAGCCCAAGCTCGCGCAGGGCGAAGGCCTCGAGCGCGCCCACGGTCATCAGCTCGCCGCGGGTCAAGGCCTCGAGCGCCGCGGTCGAGACCGCGAACGCCGTCGCCGCCCGGTCGGGCGAGGCGGTGATCACCTTGGCGGTGACGTAGAGCACGCCCACCTGCGCCAGGCGCTGCGGTGCCTCGGAGCGCAGCCCGCCTTCACCGGCGCATCCGGCCAGCGTGGCGACGACGAACGCCCCGGCCGCCAGCGCCCGCCGCAGCCCCGGCCGCATCAGCTGAGCACCCGTTCGGCGTCGAGGGTGCCCAGCATCTCGCTCACCACGTCGTACCGCCCGGCAAACACAGGTCGTTCGTCGTCGATATGAATGACCCGGGTGCGCCCTTGATGGCCGTGGATCGCCAGGACCTGATCGATATCCTCATAGACCACCAACGAGCCGTGGCCGATCTCGTCGTCCGCCCGCCACTGCGTGACGCAGCGCCCGGAGGGGAGCTCGACCCCCGCCGCGACGATGCCGACCCCCGAGACGCCGGTCGCGTCCTCGACGCGCTCGAGCACGAACCGCCGGAACGCCGGCAAACCCACATGTGTCATCGCCACCTCGCTTCAAACGCGAGCCAGCCAACTCGCATGCCATACCATGGTGCTCACTAAGCCACTGAAACAACACACGACAAGCGTCATGCACGGTGTCTCGCTCAGACACCGTGCATCAACCAGAGGTTGCGTCGTCCAGCGGCACCAGCTCCAGCACCAGGTGCCCGCGCCGCCCGCCGATCGTCTCGCCCACCATCGCCGCCGTGATCGGCCGCGACGGCACCGCCGCCGCCTTGCGGCAGCGCAGCTCGACATCGCCCACCACCAGCCGCTGCCGCCCCTTCATCCCGGCCAGGATCTCGTCCTTGAGCTCGGCCTCCTGCCGCGCCGCCTCGCGCGCCGCCGCCTTGGCCGCCCGGTAGCGGTCGACCAGGCCCTGCAGGAGATTGCCGCGATAGACGGGGACGCTCATGCGCTGATCCTCGAGCTGGATGGATGATCGGGCGGCGGCGCGTCGTCGTTGCCGGGCACCACCAGGCGGTAGCCAACCCCGACGACGTTGAGCACCAGTGCACCGGTGCCGGCGAGCTTGGCCCTGAGCCCGGCGATCACCACCCGGAGCGCCGAGGCGGCGCTGTCCGGCGGCTCCAGCCAGGCGCCCCACAAGGCCGTCATCAGCTGGTTCACCGTGCCGAGCTCGCGGGTCAGGAGCACCGCCAGCGCCGCCTGCTCCTGCGGCAGCAGCCGCCGCGGCCCCGCCGGCGCCAGCACCGCCCCCGCCGCCACGTCCAAAGGCAGCCCGGCCACGGCCCGGCGCCAGACCGGGCGCGGCGGCAGGAGCGAGAGCAGCGGCCGGCCTTCGGGGCCGCGCGGCGGGCTCATCCGCCCCACCGTGGGCGGCGCGGGGTCGAGGCAATGGTCATCGGCGGCGATCCAGGCGGCAGGGGCCAGCCAGCCACCTATACCAGACGACGCGATTAGGATCAAATTCCTAGTCCCGGGCCATTGTCGACGCTGCTCCGATAGCCCGCCTTCGAGGCCCTGGCCAGCCCGCCCGCTCCGGACCCTCTTCATCGGGTCTTCATCGGGTCTCGATCGAGGCACCCGGCACCGCCCGGCCGGAGCGCCGGCGCGCGCCTCTCCGCTCGTCTTCCAAGCGGCCGCGCCAGCGGCCTCCCTGCCGGCCGAAGGCCGCGATGCGTGTTGCCGGCGGCGAGCCGGCGCCTTTTCGGCCGAAGGCCGCCAGGGGGAGAGACTCTGATTCTCTTAAGAGAGAGGTAGAGAGGGCGGCGTCCTGCGTGCTCAGACGGCACGCAAATCGACCCTTGGTTTCGTTGTTCTTCAAGGGCTTGGCGACAAGGCGACGGCGCCGCTGAAAACGGCCGCGCGAGGCCGCGGCGGGCTGGCCGGGTGCTGCCCGGCGCCGCCTGTGGATAACTCTGTGGATAACTTGCTGTTCCGGGGGTCCGAGACGCCCCGACGCGGCCCGAAGCGGCCCGGAATGGCCCCTCGAGCGGGCCGGATCGCCGCCGCCGGCGCGCGCGAACGCGCAAAGGGCGCCGCCGGGCCGAGCGGCCCCGTGGCACCCTAGTGCGGCAATGCTAGTCTTTCGTGATCAGGCGGCGGCTGGCGGCGGGTCGACGCCGCAGCGCTGCGCCAGACGGCCGGGGTCGTCGAGCAGCTCGGGCCACTCCCAGACCCGCAGCGTGCCCAAGAGCGCCTCGCGCATGGCGTTGAAATGCAGGCAGCCATAGGCGTGCCGCAGCACCAGGTCGCGCCGCGCCCGCATGTCGCGCCAGATCTGCTCGACCCGCTCCATGCTCGCCCCGATCGCCGCCGCCACCAGCTTCAGCCGCTGGTAGGCGGTCCGCCAGGCGCCCTTGCCGGCGAGCAGCTCGGCCGCCCGCGCCAGCGACACCTCGGCCAGATCGTTGGCCACCTTCATGCCCGCCTCGCGCGCATGCTGCTGGGCGAAGCGCAGCTTCCTGAGCGCCGCCGCGAAGCCCTCGAACCAGGCCTCGTCCGCCCGCGCCCGCTCGATCACCCGATGCAGCCGCTTGACCGCGTTGCCCAGCACGCCCTTGGCCGAGTTCTGCACCGACCGCGCCTCGCTCCAGCGCCGGCCGTTGTCGACGTCGGGCCAGGCCACCCGCCCGGACGAGAAGCGCAAGGGCAGGATCGCCCGCACCCGCTGCCAGAGATCGGCGAACCGCTCCGGCCGCACCCTGAGCTGCCGCCGCAGGCGCTCCAGGTCGAGCGCGATCTCCGGCCCGTCCGCGGCCGCCAGCTTCGCCTCGACCAGCAGCCAGGCCAGCCCCCGCTCGAGCCCCGGCCGGAGCCTCGCCACCTGCGCCTCGATCGCCGCCTTGAACTTGGCCGACAGCCGCTCGAACGACAGCGGCTTCTCCGGCGCCGAGGGCGGCGGCGCCCATTCCCAGACGGTGATCTCGCCGGCGCGCGGGGTCACGCCAGCCCCGCCTCGAGCCAGGCGAAACCATGCACCCGCGCCCGCTTGACGAGGTCGCGCCGCGACGGCGCCGGCAGGAGGTGCCGCAGACCCGCGCTCAAGAACGCCTCGAACCCTTCCGGCCGCGCCTCGCCGGCGCGCCTCCAGAGCTCGACGAGCAAGGTCAGCAGCAAGAGCTGGTTATCCCGGAACCGCCGCCCCCACCGGCCGCTCTCCGGCGCCAGCGCCACCGCCGCCCGCAAGAGCCCGAGCCTGTCGATCACCACGTCGAGCTCGGCCCTGCCCAGCGCCGGCGCCTCGTCCTCGACCACGCAATCGCCGATCAGCGCATCGAAGGGGGCCCAGCCGATCTCCGCGATGGCGCCAGCGAGCCGGTCGTCCGTCGCCGCCCCGCTCACCGCTCACCGCCCGCCGGCGGCCCGGCCGGCCTTTGCACCACACGGCCCCGCCCTGCCTTAAGCTCGCCTCCTTTGCGCGGGACGGGCAGCGGGACGGGCAGCGGAGCGTGACCACCACCAGGACGGCGACCACCAAAACGGCCACCCTCGAGAGCATCGAGCGGCACCTCGCCGGTCTCGCCGCGAAGACCGCCGGCAAGACCGACCTCCTCGCCCTCGAGGAGCGCCTCGACGACCGCATCGCCGCCATGGAGAGCCGTCACGAGCAGCGCCTCCTGCTCATGGAGGCCCGCATCGCCGCCGTGCTCCGGGAGATGATGGCGGCCATCGCCGCCCCCTTCCCCCCGGCCTGAGAACCTCCCGAAAACCTCCCGGTACCAGCGGCAGCCCAGCGCGGCGCAGCGCGCCCGCGCGTCGATGCAGCCCCTGGCGCAGGGCGAGGCCGGGGCAGGCTGGGGGGGGCAACGCCCGCCCCCCCGGGACCGGCGGAGGGGAGGCTCGTCCCCGCCGGCCGCGCCGCGCCGCCATCGCCGGGCTCTACGACTGGCTCGGCCGGCAGCCGGGCAACGGCATGCCCTACGACGAGGCCGAGCGCGACGCCGACGGCCTCGCCCGCCTGGTCGAGCCGGGCGCCACGCGGCGCTTCGGCGTCGACGTCGCCGGCCTCCCCGCCGGCGGGCGCGTCCTGGTCGAGCTCGTCGTCGAGCTGCGCCCGACCGACAGCCCTTGGCCGTGGTCCAGGCACCGCCGGCGCGCCCGCCTCTGGCTCACACTGCCCGCGCGGGATCCCGCCTGACCTCACGCCCCCGCCTCCGCACGACGCGGGCGGGCACGCGACGGCGCCTTCCTGCCCGCGTAATTCCGCCCCTTGGCGATCAAGCGACGGGATGCAGCGATGGCGCGAGAATCGTCGACCTCGAGCCCGTGATCTCGGCAAAGCGCAGCGAAGGCCGGCCACGCCGCGGCCGGAACCCCCCGCCGTTGCCAGTTCACAACGGTCGTGCGATGGGCGCCGAGCCGCTTAGCAACGGCCTCGGCGCCCCCTAGTGCGATGATGAGCCCTTTGTCCGGGCTCTCTCCTAGCGCGCGTCTCATGGCTGTGTTTTGTGCTACTGCATGACGGCATTCAAGCAAAAAGTGAAACGTGACCCAATCGGCCTCGCCGTCACAATGCGGGACATGCCCAACCCGACACGAAACGCAGACTGGCTCGAGGCCGTCGGCGGCAGACTCGCCGCGACGCGCGAAGCGCTCGGCCTCCGGCAAGAGGAGCTGGCGCTCCAGGTCGGCGTCAGCCGATCCGCTCTCGCCAATTGGGAAACCGGCAGAAGCCTGCCGGACGCTGCCGCGATCGCGCGCTTCGCCGAGCGCCATCGGATTACGCTCGACTGGATCTATCGCGGCGATCCGTCGGCGCTACCTCAATCGCTAGCGCAAAAGGTGCTCGGGGAATCTACCCCATCAAAAGCCACCATCGCCCGCGCCGCCACCTGAAGCGGTGACACGGCGGCGATCCCGCGGCCGGAATTGGTCGCCGCGCAATGTCATGCCATGACACAAATAAGCCTTGCTGTATGTCCTACGGTGTGGCATAACGCTCCCATCACCAACGGAGCGTTAAGCATGACGACGATCGCTGCCCCTCTTTCGATCCGCCTGCCGGAGGACGTCGCGCCGGAGCTCGGCGCCGAGCTCCTGCTCGACGAGCCCACCGACGCGGAGATGTTCGAGCTGCTCGTCCAGGAGCTGCTGGACGAGGCGACCCCCTCGGTCTCGGTGCTGCGCGCCGCCATCGCCCTGGGCCACGAGCCCTGCGATCTTTTGTCCGAGTGCTTCCGCCGGCTCCGCGCCGGCCGTGAGGTGGCGGCGTGAGCGGGCTAGCCGGCCAGCAGGCGCACCCCGGCGAGGATCAGGCCCACTTGACCGAGGAGCAGCACCACCAGCCACCGCAGGAGGCTGTTCTGCGCCGAGGTGATCTCGGCCTTGATCTCCTGCCGGATCATCGCCGCCTCGTGCCGGAGCTCGGCCTTGGTCGCGAGCTCGCCGAGCTGCAGCTGCTGCGCATCGCGCAAGGTCCGTGTGAGCACCTCGGCCTGGCTCTCGCTGAATCCGGCCTCTTTCAGCTCCTTGACGGTGGCATGCGTGTCGATGGTCGTGGCCATGCGGCCGGCTCCGTCGGTGACCCTGCCCCGACATTATGTCCGCATTGGCCGGCCGTCACAAGGCGGGACACGGCTTTCGCATCGGCGGGTGCGCTGTGACCGCCCCGCTCTGGCGCGTCCGCCTGGGCGACGCGGCCGACGACCACGTCGTCGAGCTCAGGGCGCCCACCGCCCAGGACGCGGCCGAGCTCGCCGCCGCCCGCTTCGACCGCGAGCTGCGCCTGGTCAGGAAGAAGACCTCGCTCGCCGCCACCGTCACCCTGCCGGAGACCGGCGACAGCGCCGCCTTCACCGTCCGGGCCCAGGCCGTGCCCGTCTACACCGCCCACCTGGAGCGCAGCCCGTGCGCCTGACCCTTCGCGAGACCCTTCTCCTCGCCGCCCTCGCCGCCGTCACCGGCGCCGCCTGGGCCGCCATCGTCCTCTACATCCTCAACGGAGGCTTCTGATGCCCGCACCCGTCACCCCCCTGCCGTCCGCCCCCGCTATGCGGGACGGTCACCGCCCCCTCCGCCCGGGCGACCCCGTCGTCGTCCGCTGGTCGGGCATCCGCGGCCGCCTGCGCTCGCTCTCCGACGCCGCCGAGTACGGTCTCGATGGCCGCATGGTGGCGATCGTCGAGACCGCCGAGGGCCGGCTGCTGCCCGCCTGGCCATCCGAGCTCGCCCGCGACGACGGCCGCCGCTGGCCCCGCCCGTCCGGTCTGGCGAGGAGGCCCGTCCCGTGCGCCAGCTGACCCTGCCCCCCCGCTTGCCGCTGAATCGGGAGACCGCGCCGTGATCGACCAGGCCGACACCGTTGCCGCCGACACCATCGCCACCGAGCCCAGGCCCGTCCGCACCGCGGCCGCCGAGATCGACCGCATCGGCATGAAGCTCTCGGGCAACAGCCTGATCGCCATGGGCTTCGTCATCGAGACCGAGCTCGCCCGCCAGGGCGATGCCGCCATCGTCCCGGTGTCCCAGCACGAATGCCCTAGGCGCCGCCTCTACGTGCCCAAGGCCTGGCTGAAAGGGAGCCGTTCCATGCCTGCCGTCGTCCTCGCTGTGCTCGCCGCCGGCCTCGCTCTCGGCCTCGCCGCCCCGGCCGCCGCCGGGCCCGCCACCCCGGTCCCGCTCGTCCTCGACGCCCCGGCGCTGGAGCGCGTCACGGCAGCGGGGTCGCTCACCATCGTCGACTTCGGCGTGGTGACCTGGTCGAGCCCGGAGCGCCCCACCGTCACCCTCGCCCGCGCCGGCGATGCCGGCTTCGCCGTCGGTGCCGCGCTGACCCGCAGCTTCAGCGGCGCCGGCGCCATTGCCAGCCCCGGCCTCGCCCTCTCGATCGTGAGCGTGCGGCCATGAGGCCGCGCCGCCGGCTGCGCGAGCTCGCCTGGCGCGCCTGGCTCGCCGCCCTCGCCGTCGGCACCGCCCTCGTCTGGAGCGCCGTCGTCCTCCATCTCTTGAGGTCGCCATGACCGAGCGCACCTGCCGCTGCCTCTACTGCCGCCTGGCCGAGGTCATCGACGGCGAGCTCGAGCTCGAGCCGGGCTGCGGCCCGCGCATCATCGACACGCTCGTGCATCTCGCCGCCGACGTCCTCGCCGCCTGCCCCGACGGCACCTTGCGCGACCGGCTCCGCCAGGAGGCCGGCGGCCGCCTGCTCGACCGCCACCTGGCCACGGCCCTGGCCCGCAAGGAGGGACGCCGATGGCACTGAGCGATAGCGCTTGGGCGCGCCGCCTGTGCCGTGCGCCCCTGACCCCCAGCCGCCTCGCCCGCCTCGCTCGTGAAGCGGGGGGGGGTGCCGATTTTTCCGCCCGGAAAGGAGGAGAGCCTTGCCCCGCAGACCCGAGCCCCTGAGCCCGCGTGCCATCAACCGGCGCCTGATCGCGGGTGCCGATCGCCGCTTGATCGAGCAGAACCGGCAGGCGCGTGCCACTTGTGCCGCAGCGCCGACCTCTTCGCCAGCCGCGCCCGGCCCGGCCTCGTCCGCTGCCGGCAGTGCGGCACCGAAGCCTTTGCAGGAGTCACCGATGTCCGAGCCCATGCCCTACCGGCTACTGCCTGAGATGCCGGCCGACACCGAGGAGCTGGCGCGGGTGGTCGAGCAGGGCGGCCTGCTGGCCGACGAGCTCGCCCGCATCGCCGATCGGGCGACGACCGGCCGGCCGCACGCCCGCTCGATCGTGCTCTTCGCGCTGACCCGCCTGGTGGCCGAGCACCACGCCGCCATGGCCTGCGATTTCGAGGTGCCGGGCTGGTCGCCCGAGCTGGCGGCCCGGCTCTGCCGCTACTCCATGGACGCCGCGGCCCTGCTGGCGGCCGAGCTGGCGCAGCAGCACCGGCCCGAGGTGCGGTGGCCGGCCGGGGAGGGAGAGTGATGGCCGAGGACGAGCGCCCGTTCACCCTGCAGCGCCTGGCCGTGCGCTGGAGTACGTCGGCGCGCACATTGCGCGACCAGTGCAAGACAGGTGCACTACCGGCTTTTCGCGTGGGGCATAGCTGGAGGGTGCCGGCATGGGCGGTGAGGGATCGCGAGACCTGCGGCTCAAGCTCTACCGCGGCAGCTGGTGCGCCGTCTGGCACGACCCCGAACGCGGCACCCAGCGGCGCAGTCTCCGCACCCAAGATCGTGATGTTGCCGAGCGCGCGCTGATCGACTTTCGCCGGGCGTTGGCCCGACCGGCCGGCGAGACCGTGGGCGCGATCATGGCCGCCTACCTCGCGGAGAAGGACCAGACGGCAGCGGCACCCGGGCGTCTCCGCGAGGCCTGGCGCGCCCTGGAGCCGCATCTCGCCCACTATCGCCCGGACCAGGTCGATCGCCCGGTCTGCCGCGCCTATGCGGCAGCCAGGGCCAAAGGCGGAGTCGGCCCCGGCACCATCGGCAAGGAGCTCGGCACGCTTCGCGCCGCCTTGCGCTGGCACGATCCGCGGACCCCGGCCGTGATCGAGCTGCCGCCGGCGCCGCCGCCGCGCGAGCGCCACTTGAGCCGCGACGAGGCCAGGGCCCTGATCGCCGCCTGCCGGGCCCCGCACGTCCGCCTCTTCGTCGTCCTGGCGCTCACCACCGCCGCCCGCAAGGCAGCACTCCTGGGCCTGACCTGGAACCGGGTGGACCTCGAGCGCGGCGTGGTCCGTCTCGCCCCGGGCACTGGCGAGGGCGGCAGGAAGGGCCGTGCCACCGTGCCGCTGCACGACCTCGCCCGCCCGCATCTCCTCGAGGCGCGGCGCGGCGCGCTGACCGGCCACGTCATCGAGCACGGCGGCAAGCCGCTCACCTCGATCAGGAAGGGCTTCGAGAACGCCTGTGCCCGGGCCAACCTGCCCGGTGTCACGCCGCATGTGCTTCGCCACACCGCTGCGGTCTGGATGGCCGAGGCCGGCGTGCCGATGAGCGAGATCGCCCAGTATCTCGGGCACAGTGACGAGCGCACGACCTATCGCGTCTATGCGCGCTTCTCGCCCGACTACTTGCGCCGCGCCGCCTCCGCCATCGATTGGTGACGGACGGTGCGCCTCGGTTCATTTGCACCGCATGAACCGGCACCACCTATCGAAACCACCCGATTTCGCCCAGACGAACGGTGCGCCTCGCCCGCATTTCCGCCCCCTGCCGCACGGTACATCGTCTTCGGGAGGCGGGGGCCGCAGGTTCAAATCCTGCCACTCCGACCAAGCTTCTTATTGATTTGACTGCGTTTTTCGCGCATCGCCGCAACCGCACGGGCAGTGCGCCCCGGGGCAGATGAACCGAGGCCCCGGTATTTGCGCAGGTTTCGAGCCGCGGTGACACCATGACGCCCCTCACCTCGAGGCGGCCATGCAGCGCATCGACCCGGCACGCTACCGGCTCCGCCGGTTCCCCAACGGCATCTGGCGGATCGTCTGGACCGAGAACCGGGTCACCCGCTCGCGATCGACGGGGGCTCGCAACCAGGCCGAGGCGGCGATGGCGCTCGCCCGGCTGATCGAGGCCGAGCGCAGCGGCGGGGCCGGCGCCCGCCCGACCGTCGCCGCCGTGATCGAGCTCTACCTCGACGAGCGGCGCGGCATCGCCGCCGATCACGGGCGGCTGCAGCACGGTGCCAAGGCGCTTCGCCGGCTGCTCGGCTGCCGCTTCGCGGATGAGCTCCGCCCGACGGACGGCCGCCGCTATGCCGAGGCACGCCGGATCGAAGGAGTCGGCGCCGGCACGATCGGCCAGGAGCTCGGCCAGCTTCGCGCCGCGCTCCGCCTGGCGCACGAAGAGGGCATGATGGGCCCGCCGCCGCTGCTCAAGGGCCCGTCACGTCCCCAGCCGAGACAGCGCTGGCTGAGCCGCGAGGAAGCGGCGCGGCTGCTCGACGCTTGCGGCGTTGCACACCTCCGCCTGTTCGTTGCGCTCGCCATGCACACCGGTGCGCGCTCGGGCGCCATCCGCGGCCTCACATGGGACCGGGTCGACCTCGAGCGGCGGCTGATCGATTTCGCCGACCCGGAGAAGCAGGCGACGAAGAAGGGCCGGGCCATCGTGCCGATCAACCGCACGCTGGCCGGGATCCTCGAGGCGGCGCTGCCCCGCGCCGACTCGGCCTATGTGGTGAGCTGGCGCCGGCGGCCGATCGGCGACCCGCGCCGCGCCTTCGCCGCCGCGGCGCGGCGTGCCGGCCTCGAGGGCGCCACCCCGCACGTGCTCCGGCACTCGGTCGCCACCTGGCTCGACCAGGAGGGCATCGACCTTCGCCGGGTCGCCGGCGTGCTCGGCCACAGCGACAGCCGGACCACCGAGCGGGTCTACGTCCACCGCCGCGCCGAGCTGCTCCGCGACGCGGTCGAGGCGATCGCCTAGCCCGAGATGATGAGCGGCGGCTCCCCGAAATCGGAGCGCAGCAGGTCGTCGCCGGCCTCGAACGGCAGCCCGGCGCGCGCCTCGAGGACCTCGATCCCGTAGAGCGGTACGACGCAGGCGAGCACCAGGCGCGCCGAGGTGTCGCCGCTGGCGATGGTCCCGGCGCAGCGCAGGCGCAGATAGGGATAGAGCGGTGTCACCGCGCCGCCGTGCGGCGTGGTGTTGGCGAGATCGAGGCCGGCGCCGAACGCGACCCCGCCCTCGGCCGTGCCGAAATTGTTGGTCGGCGCGGTTGCCGTGTTGACGTGGTTGAAGCCGGCGCCCTTGGTGATCAGCCGCCCGAGAAAGCGGTTCTCGTTCCGCAGGAGCTCGCCGGCGCGCCCTGGCTCCGGCAGCAGCCGCAGCCGCATCAAGGTATACTCGCTGCCGTCCGGCAGCCCCCACTCTGGACGCAGCAGCTCGATGAACATGGGGACCCCTCAGACGTTGACGGCCGTCAGCTTCTTGCCCGGCCGGGCAATCAGCTTCAAGGCCCGCGGGTTGTGCTGCGCCGGGAAAACCCCCGGCCCGCGATAGGCGATCAGCGGCTCGGGCTGCTGTCGCAGCGTGGTGTGCACATACGCCTCGCGCATTTCGCCGGCGGCAGCGCCGGTGCCGCCGCCGTCGGTGACATCGCCGATGATGTCGTCGCGCTCGAAGCTGACCACGACCGCGGCGGCCAGGCGGTGCCACCAATCGGTAGCGTGGTCGCTCGACGCGAAGGCGTCCGCGATCGGCGTCTCGCTCGACCCGCCGCCGCCGTCGTCCCAGACGATCGGCGGGTCGGCGGGTGCTGCCGCCAGGTTCAGCCCGTGATAGTGCGAGACGCGGATCCCGTTCTCGAAGCCGGTCGGCTCGGCGGCACCGTTGATCGTGACCGTCGCGTCGCCCTCGAGCTGCGACAGGAACATCGCCTCGCCGCCCGCATAGGCCGGCATGCGGCGCCAGTCGTTGAGGATCACCAGCGAGGCCGACGCGGCATAGACCTGGCCGGCGCTGGTCACCTGCACCGAGAAATCCTCGACCGTGTCCGTCTCGCCGAGGATCGCCATCCAGGAACGGTGCGTCGGCGCCGAGTTCCAGACCCCGGCATATTCCGGCGAGGCGCCGGCCGGGTCCGGCACGTGATCGCCGTTGCCGGCGACCGCTATCGCAACCACCCCCGCCGGCCAGACCACGTCGATCGGCACCGCCGCTTCCTGGCGATGCGTCACGACGACGGAGAGGATCGCCACCTGCCCCATGCCGACCGGCCGGAAGCCCGCGCCGCCGAGCGTGAAGTCCATGACCTCGACCATCGGATCGCCGGTGCCGTCATAGGAGACCGCGTCGATATCCACCGCTGCGCTCGGCGTGATCACCTCGTCGCTGGCTCCCAAGTCGAGCGAGACCTCGTCGCCCTCGAACAGCAGGTTGTACTCGCGCGCCGCGCCGGCCGCACTGGGAAACGCGTCGTCGTTGAAGGTCACGGTCACCGGCTCGGCATTCTCGAAGAGCACCATGCGCCGGGTGATGCGCCCCGAGGCGAACGTCTGGTCGATCTCGTCGTCGACGGGTGCCGCGACGACGAGGATGTCGTCGGAGCCCTCGACATCCGCTGCCAGCGCGTCGACGTCGGCCGCGAGCGCCCCGATCGCCGTCTGCGCATCGGCTGCGGCGATCGGCAGTCCTGTATCGTCGAAGGTGACAGCCGATGCCGCCGGCGTGCCCGGCGTCGCCGAGGGCGTGCTCTGGGTGACGTTCGAGAGGAGCCAGGTCGTCGCGGAGGTGCGCTCGATGACATAGAGCACCGTTTCGCCCGGCTCGACCGTGAGCAGCGCGCCCGCCGCCGCCGTGGTCCCGGCCGTCACGGCGATATCGACGGTGCCCGTCGACGCGTTGCGGACATAGAGCTCGCCGACCTCGGGCCCCGAGACCGGCACCAGCACCGCACCGTCGAAGCGCAGCTCGACCGTGCCCGGCGAGGCGAAGGTCGCGGCCAGCACGCCGCCCAGGTCGCCCCGCTGCACGGTGTAGGTGTAGTTGTCGGCCGACGGGTTGCCGACGCCCGAGGTGCCGATCGCCACCACCTTGCGCGTCCGGCTCGGATTGCCGATCACGTCGACATAGACCGCGGCCGTGCCGACGCCGGTGCGGACATAGTCGAGCTGGACGATCGAGCCCTTCTCGCGCGCCGTCACCTCGCCGCCGATCACCGCGGCACCGTAGAGCGTGACCCCGGTGCCGGCGACGAAGCGCAGCCCGCCGTCGCCCTCGGCCCGCAGGCGGAACCGCAGGGCGCCGCGATGCACGTTGCCGAGGCTTTCGTCGTCGCGCACCAGGCCCGCCGGGATGGTGACCGTCTGCAGGGTGGCGCGGTTGTAGGTCGCGAGCTTGCCGGCGTCGTTGCGCGAGAGCGTGTAGGTCTCGCCGGTGCGGTTGAGCTGCGCCACCGTGAAGCCGGGCCGGATGGTCAGCGGCGCCCAGCCGCCGACATAGGACGCCCCGCCGTCCTCGCGATCGTCGATGCTCGCGTAGAGCCCCGGACCGGTCCACCAGACAGGGGACGTCTCGGGGGTGGCGACGCCGAGCGCCGCCGGCACCGCGGCATGGATCATCGCATGCGGCAGCCCGCCGCCGAGCCCCGGCGATTCGCTGAGCGGCGTCAGCCAGAGCGGGTCGGCGATCTCGACCCGCTGCAGCGGCCCGATCGCCAGCCCGCCCGAGAGCTCGAAGTCGGGCCCGTTGCCGATCTTGATCCGCGCCTCGCGCGGTGGATCCATGCCCATGCCCTGCGGCATGAAGATGTGCCCCTCGCGTTGGGCGTGGCCGACACGGATCCCGAGCGTGGAATGCGGCGAGCGGTATTTGACCGTGGTCGACCAGGGCCGGTCGGTCTCCTGCTTGAGCGAGGAGATGTAGAGCGCCTCGTCGTCGGTGAGGCGCATCGCCAGCGCCGGGTTGCTCGACCCCGGCCGTGACCACCAGAGATTGCCGGGCGGCAGGAAGCTGTCGTTGACGCTCGCCGGCGCGTCCTCGTTTGCGGCGAGGCCGCTGTCGTAGGAGCCGTTCGCCGGGTTGGGCAGGCGAGGGGCGATGCCGAAGCCGCCGGAGACGGTGTTCCAGCCGACCGTGCCGTCGGTATAGGCCGGATGGATCAGGTCTTGCCCGGTCCCGTTGCTGTCCGACCAGTTGACCCCGTTGTTGAGCGCCTGGCAGCCGATCCAGACATTGTCGCGGCTGGTGCGCCCCTGGCCATAGCCGACCGGCGGGTCGCTCGGCACCGGCACGCCGTCGACCAGGTCATTCGAGACGCCGCCCTTGTAGCCGGTGATGCGCACGAAGGTCTCGGCCGACTCGCCGTTCAGGCAGATGAAGCTGCACTTGCGGACGTTGTGAAAGCGATAGGCGATCGACCCCTTCCAAGAATGGGTCGAGCCGGTCGGCACGGTCAGCGGCGTGACCCCGTCGCCGGGATCGATGATGATGCCGCCCGGGCTCGGCGCCTGAAACTGCGTCCGGCTCAGGACCATGTTGTTGAAAGCGCCGAAGACCGGGTGCGTGCTCTCGCTCATCAGCTGAATGCCGATCCAGTCGATCACGTCCGAGCCCTTGAGGCTGATCTCCTGCAGCAGCGAGTCGCCGTAATTGACGTTGCGCTCGTCGGCGACGTCGGCCGCCCAGAACCGGATCCCGTTGGCGTAGAGCTCGAAAGGCCCGCCGCCGTAGCCGCCGCTGATATTGGCGATGTAGCATTCGTTCGAGGCGCGCAGATCGATGCACCAGTGCTGCGGGTCGGCCCCCTCGGCGGTGTTCGCCCGCCCCTTGCCGCCGTAGAAATTCACGTCGTGAATGCGGATTTCGTGGCCGAAGCCCTTGATCCCGCCGCGATCCATGCGCACCGAGAGATGCGAGACGTGACTGCGGCACCAGTCGAGCGTGCCGGCGGTCCCGTCGGCGTTGCGCTGCAGATCGAGCCAGAGCGCGCCCTCGGCATCGATCACCGTGATATCGACGCCGATGCCGAAAACCCGTGAGCCGGGCGGCACCGACTGGACCGCGGCGAAGCGGAAGAGCCCGGGGCCGAAGGCGACATAGCCGAGCTCGGCCAGCATCGCCTGAAAGGCCGTGTCGCAATACTCGACGCCCGTCGCGTCGCCGCCGTAGTCGGCGATCGTCAGAGCGCCGCCGCTTTGCTCCTCACCGCCGCCGTCGCCGCCGGTGCCGGCCAGCGGCACGAGCAAAGCCGTGCCCGAGTGCGGCTGCGCCCCCGTCACCCGCGGGTGCACGACGATCGCCCCGGCGCTGTCGCCGATCGCCAGCCAGGGCAGCGAGCCGTCGCCCACGCCGTCGACCACCGCCGGCCCGATGATCGCCGTCGGCGAATCGTCGAGCACCGCCGAGCCGGCGACGTCGCGGATGGTCACGTCGCGCACGGCCGGCTTGTCGCAGCGATGGACCCTGAACGGCACCGCCGCCCGCTCGATCCGCAGCTGCGTCATGTCGATTTTCGAGACCGGCCGGTAGGGCGCGCCGACATGTTCCCAGCCGTCGACCGTGCCGCTGGTATGCACCGGCGCTGCGCCGCCGAGCTTGACCTCGGCCGTGCGGTAGAGCCGCCCGCCGTTCTCGACATGGACCGGCCGCTCGGCCGTGCCGGCGAATTCCTCGTCGACCACCCAGGCCGGCGCCCGCCCGTCGATCACGACCGGCTGTGCTGTGCCGGCGAAGCTGCCCTCGATCTCGATATTCGAGATCGGCCAATCGGGCGCACGCTTGTTGGCCTCGATCTTGACCCCGATCGTCGCCGGCGTGTCGGTCTCGTTGTCGCGCACCTTGACGCTTCGCGCCCCGGCACGCAGCAGGATCGCCACCGCGTTCGGGCCATGAAAGCCGACGAGCCGGTTGCGCTCGATCAGCGCGTCGCGATCGCCGAACAGGTGATAGCCGTTCGAAACCTCGATACCCTTCTGCACGGGGCGATCGGGCAAGGCCGGGCCGGCCACGACCAGGTTGTCGAGGACCTTCACGCCCTGGCCGTTCTCGCCGTGGCCGCAGTCGATCGCCGACTGCCAGCTGTCGACGACGGTATTCCGGGTGATTTCGATGCCGACGCCGCTGCCGGGCGTGATGCCGTGGCGGCAGCCGACCATGAGCATCCGCTCGACGACCGTGCCCGAGCAGCCCTTGAGCCAGACGCCGTTACTGTCGCCGCCGACATCCACGTGGTGCGGGTACCAGCGCTCGCTGCCCCAGTGCCGGCCGTCGGCCGACAGATGCTCGCGGATCAGGGCACCGCGCACGTCGTGCGTGGTCTCGCGCCCGTCCAGGCGAAAGCCGTGGCTCTTGGCGCGCACACAGTGGCGGAAGTTGACGATGTGCCGGCGCGCGCTTCCCGGCGCTGCGGTCGGCTCGATCGCCCGCGGCCCCTCGATCTCGAGGTCGAAGCAGGGGACCAGGCCCGTCACCCGGGCGCGCTTGGGTGAGCCGTCGAGCTCGACCCGCAGCTTGCCGCGGATCGCCCGGTCGAGGATCAGCGCGTGCGCCCCGGCGTCGTGCGCCGCGACGCGCGCCATCTGCCGCATCAAGCGCTCTTGGCTGACGCCGACGAAGTCCGCGGCGATCGTGTCGTCTTGCGCCAGCACCCAGGAGCCGACCGCGAAACGCGAGAGCGGCACCTCGGCCGGCAGCGGCACCTCGGCGCTGTCCTCGAGGTCCGCCTCGAGCTCGACCTCGTCGACCACCGAGATCAGCGTATCGTCGGTGAAGCCCGGCTCGCCGATCTTCGGGTGCGCACTGTCCGGCCAGGTCCGCCGCCAGACACCGCCGGGCACCGAGGAGGGCAGGCCGTTCTCGAGCTCGATCGTGAATCGGTTGGCCGTGCCGGTGGGCGTGACCGCAACGATCGCGTCCTCGTGGTAGTGCGTGTCGAGCACGATGCCGTCGGCGCCGTTCTCGCCGCGCAGCACAAACGGCGCCCCCGGCCGCAGCACCGACACGTCGCCACCTTGCGGGCCGGCATCGATATCGAAGGTGGTGACCGGCCCGCCGGTGGCGTCGACATCCTGCCAGAGCTTGAACAGCCCGGAGCCCGGCAGCTCCCTGATCCGCCCGTCGCCCCTGATCTCGGCGTTCGGGCCGGGCAGGAGGTCGACACCCTTGAAGCTCACCTTGAACGGCCGCTCGGTCGGATTCATGATCCGCACGAAGCCGGCGTAATGGATCCCGCGACCAGCCGGGCCCTCGAAGGTGATACCCGGCTCGCCCGCGTCGATCGCCGCCTGTATCGCCACGGTGAGCGCGTCGGTCTCGTCGGTCGTCCGGTCGGCCAAGAGCCCGTGCAGGCTTCCCGCCGGCGCCGGATCGCCGCCGCCCCCGCCGTCGCCCCCCAATGTCTCGGGATCGACCACGATCGGCTGGCCGGCTCCGTTGAAGCCGAGCAGCCGGCCGGCCCGCCCGCCGGCCGCCGGCAGGGGGTTGAGCGTGCCCGTCTCGAAATCCGGCATGCGCAGGACGCGGGCGCTCGGCGTGCCGATCGCCGCCTGCCAGTCCTGATCGTAGAAGGTCAGCCGGTCGAGCGCCCGCTCCAGCGCCGCCAGGTCCAGCCGCGCCTTGGACGAGACGGTCCGCTCCTGCAGTGCTCGGGTCTTGCGCTCGACATGGATCAGGGCACCGGCCGGATAGACCGTCGTCGTCGTGAACGTGCCGCTTTGCTGCAGCGTCGCCGAGGCGTCGAAATCCGCCGGCCAGGCGAGCGGCGTCGATAGACCGTCGACCACCAAAGTCGCGACCAGGTCCTTCGGGTGGTCGAAGCCGAAGGTCAGCGGCCAGGACGTCGTGAGACCATCGCAGGCGAGCGTTTGCGATCGGTTCGAGCTGGTGACGGTCATCTCGGCTTACCCTTGCTAGCGCCCCTATGGTCGCTCATCTGCCGGCCGGCGTTGCAAGAGCGCGTGCCGGAGCGCCTCGCCGACGCTCTCGGGCTCGGCGTCGTGGACGAGCCAGTCCCAGAAGAACTCGCCGGTAATCCAGAGCTGCCGCCCCGGCAGCTGCCCCCAGATCGACAGGGTCAGGAAGGCGTTCTGCGCCGCCGAGCGGTTGTCGAGATTGCCCGTCGCCAGGTCCGCCCCGGCCCGCGCCAGGCCGGCGAACGCATCCGAGATCGGCGAGAGCTCGAAGCCGAAGTCGGAGGTCGCCGCCCCGACGATGTCGCGCAGCCCGACGACGCTCGCGGCCGGGTAGGCCAGCAGCTGCTTGCCGGCCCAGAGGGCGAGATCCTCGTCCTCCTCCGGGCCGCGGCCGGCGATCAGCTCGCCGAGGATCGCCGGCGCCAGCCAGAGCATGGCCATCGCTCCGACGAATTGCGGATAATCGGCCGGCCGCTTGAAGTCGGTCTTCCTGAAGGTCCGCTCGAATTGATTGAAGAGGACCGAGAACCACGAATAGAACATGGTGAAGATGCGACTCAGCTCCGAGCCGCGCTGGATGCGCGCCAGGTCCTTGGCCCCGCCGGCCGACTGGGTCATCCTGACGGCGGCATCGGCCGCGGCCACGGCATCGGCCTCCGGCGCGCCGGGGTTCTGCGCGATCGCCTTCTGGTAGGCGCCGTGCCAGGTCGGCAGGGCCACCGCCATGTCGAGGAAGCCGGTGAGCCAGAAATAGCTCTGCTCGATGCCGGAGAGCGGCCCGGTCCTGGTCAGCCGCCGGACCGTGTCCTTGACGTCGCGATCGAAGCTCTTCGCCCGGTTGGCCAGCTCGGGGCTGCGGGCGAAGGCGAAGTCGCGGGCGGCGATGATCGAGAGCGGGCCGCGGCCGAAGACCTCCTTCAGGCCCAGGGCCGCCCATTTGGGCCCGATGAAGGAGACGGTGGTGAGGAAGCCCAGGGGCTGGACGATCGCCGTCGTGATCTTGAGACCCATGTTGACGATGGTGGTGCCGGTGCGGGCCCGGGCCAGGATCGCCTCGATGCCGACGCCGGGGTCGTAGGCCGGGGCGGCGATGCTCTTGAGCCAGGGCGAGAGCAGCCGGTAGACGTCGCGGCCGGCGGCC